GATTGACTGCCAATATTCGATGTGGTTATCGCCTTACTTAAATTTGTGTTTAGTTCACTAATCTGATTAGCCATTGTGCCGGATATGGAAGCATTTTTCTCCGTTGCCGGTAATGCCAACCCGGTGCTGTCTGTGACTGCGGATGAATCACTTAATTTAACATGACCTGTTGCACTTGTTGATGCCTTTACATTAATATGGCTTATTAGTTCACTCACTGCCTTTGCAATTTTTCCAAAGAATGTATTTCTGGATTCTCCACTTTCAAGTTCCGTTAGACTCTCCTGTGGTGCAAAATCTGTTCTAAGAATCATTTTAGCATCTGAATCTACACCAATATCGTCACTGGCTTTTACTACTCCTTCGGTGCCTTCTGTCGCTACTGGAACAGATGTGCCACCTCTTGCAAACAATATCCAATACTCACTGCCTTCTTCCGGTGCATTACCGGTTGTTGTCTTAAGTGCAGCATAGGCGTTTCCATCATAAACAACGGTATCAAGGTATTCATATGTAACCGTGCTGCTGTAATCCCCTTTTGGAGTAAACGCTATCTTTCCTGCATCATTCATTTAAACTGCCACCTCCCATAATAAGTGTCCTGTTGTATTTTGAACTTCAAAATTGAACCGACCACCCTCATATTTGAGGTGCCCGGTTGTAAAGTCAATTGAAAATTGTGGAACATTCTGTGATAAGGCTTCATTTATCTTATTCACAGCTTCATCTCCTGCCGCTTCTGCCTGTTCGGCATAGGACTGTGCGGTTTTGCTACTTGCCTGTGACTGCTCACTATAATATTTACTGTTATCTTTGTTTTCTCCAGTCCTTGTACCTGTGGCACCCACCGCATAACTTTTTGACAATGTAGCATTATTAACTGCTGTTGTTGCGGAAGAACTGGCAAGATTGGCATTCTCGATAATCTGTGGCAAATAGGTATTTACTATATCATCATGTATCTTAACTACGGTATCTGTATTCTTCTGTGTTGTGTCAGCTAATTTATCTATCCGTTCAAGAATTGAATTGAATTCAGTTACATATTCATCTCGAATATCCTTAGTAGCATCTCTGATCTGTGCTTTAAAATCTTCATATGTCCCCATACGTTTTACTACACCGGCTGCAAAGCACATCCATACAATCTGATTACTTGTATCACTGTCGATAGATACCGCCCATTCTCCCGGCAACATCTTTGTCGGGTCGAAATCTGCCTTTAACCCTTTTCGCATCTGAATTGCCATATTGAATCACCTCTATTCATCAATAACAATCTGACCATACTGCTCAAGTGTTGATACTGCAGCAAGCACGTTTTCATCTGTGATAATTCGATTCATTTTAACATTGGAATTAATTACCTTGCCGGTATCACTGATTTCATCAAATGTAATGGCAATTCTTTTCATGGTTCCATCCGATGCTACTGCAAATCCTTTAATATTTTTCATGATACTTCCTCGCTTTCCACATCATATAACAATGATGTTAAATAATTATAAGTTTCTGCTGCACTATCCTCGTTATCTGCATCATCAGGCAATACCGAGGACTCTTCTAAACGCATAGTGTCATACTCCCTTTGAATAGCCTTTAATTCCCATCCAAACTTCATATTTGGAGTTCCACTTACAACAAAATATGACGGTGTTCTTTCACTTACATAAATACTTCCATCACCGTATTTCTGCAAAAACACCTGATACTGAACTTCTGTATCTATTGTTTCTGCAAATACATCGTCGATATAAACATAGCATTTACCGGTTTCATCTATGGTTCCCTCTCCTATATCACCAAACATAGGCGATGGTGTTTCATAACAATATAGCAGCCGGTCTTTATAATTTTCTGTATTAACCACTCTGGATTTTGTGCCTGATACAGCAAAATCACCTGTAATATATCCACCACCAAAACCTATCCAAGTCTTATAGTTGATTCCAGAAGAATTTTTTTCACCGAATCCAACCATTCCGTTCAATCCCCAATATCCTACGGATATTTCCTGTTGAAGATCTGATGCATTTACTTTAAAAGCACTTGGATAAATACTACTTTCTACATTTCCACTTCGAATAGTAATATATGAGAATGCCTGGCTATCTGTTTCAATTTTTATTGTTCCGCCGGTAATATTGGCATTTGAAGAATTGAATGAATTTGCAATACAATTTCCCGCCTCATCTACACTGAATGTTCCACTTCCATTATAGATTTTGCGTCCTTTTAATGTTCCGGCGTTTATCCAATCCGCATTAATCCCGATAGCATTCAGAACATTTACAACTGCATTACCGGATGAATCAATACCGGCATTCCATGTCTTACCGCCGTCTGTGGATACCGCCAAAGCATCTGCTGTCATTTTCCAAATAGTCGAACTGGTTGAACGCTCCGGCTTATTGTGCATATAATAAACAGTGCTACCATCTTCTAATATTTCCTCTGATTTGAATACACCAAATGACTGTGTCATAAGATTGGTAAGCTGCTGCACTGCTAAATCGTAAGAAGATAACTGCTTTTTACTCTCATTTCTGGCTTTTACAATTGCCTTGGTGAACTGCGTAAATTGTGTTGTTTTATTTCGCGCCGGTGTTTCAGAATCACAGGATATATTTAGGCTGCCACCAAGAGTAAATGTCCGAGTGGATATAAATGCCTGATAAGTATTCTGCTTTCTATCAGTAACATAAGCCACATCCCCTGCTTCTACAGCCAGATTGCCAAGTGTTGATACTGTCAACGGTCTGAATCTCATTCCACCAATACGCTTGTATAAATACGTTGCTACTATCTTAGCTGTTCCCTCTTGAATCAAATCATTGCCGGATATTTCAATTACATACCCTTCTTTACCGGCAAGATACGTTGCTTTCTTCTGCGTGTCTGTCTCATCGAATTCTTCTGTTACCTTTACACCGGTAATTACTACATCATCTGTGCATACATCAAAAGATTTTGTTGAAAATATATGATGATATGTCTTCTGGTCGGTAAATGTACCGCCGTCAATGTTATCTCCACTGGAATAATCCTTGAAATTACCACCATCCGCATCATCCCCATCGGAATACGGCTTTGTTGTTGTCCGGAAAGTTCCACCATTCAACGCAGAGTTGATCTCAAATGCTGACATATTATACCAATCAAGTTTTAATCTTCCGTAGGCATCCATTTTCGCCCAACAACCGGATATTTGCACAGCCATGGCAACAATATCACCAAATGTCATTGCTTTATCATCCGGTCGATTCTTTACCGTATATTTTCCATTTGGAATATTTGCACTCAACATGGAAATTCCACAATTGCTGCACGCATCTGCCAATATAGCAGAAATAGTTGCCGGATAACTTAATTTACTATTAGAGTATGGTTTATCAAACTTACTCATATAATCAATGCAGGATAATGTGATTGTTGAGCCATCATAGCTAGGCTCATCAACTATGTATGTTCCGACCCGGATTTTTTCAATGGTGTTTGATAGCCGCAACCCAACATAAGCAATTACTGTTGCATCGGCAAAATCATAATCACTGAAATCATCATAAATATTATTTAGCGTAACTTTCAGCTTTCCGGTGACTGCTGCGCCGATAGTAAATTTATTCTGACTGGATGTAGCATCTTCAATCTTAAAGGTATTTTCCCATACCTTTTCCTTTGTAATATGCAATACTTTTCCACTAACAAGCGTTATATCCAAAAAAGGTAGAAAGTTCCGGTTGTCATTATACATTTCCTGCTTAAATTCAGTTGATAAATCTAACATCGTACCCCTGCCTTTCTATCTCTCAATTATATTAAAACTGATTTGAGAATAAATTTTCTTATTAATCGTCCACATTTTCATAGGTGCAGTTCTATCACCCACATAAAATGTTCTTGTCTCATCTTTGCCACTCATTGCATCCGGATAAGTTACATCTACATATTCCGGATTAAATGCCTGCAATATAGCAGCCGTTTCCTCTTTCGTTGCATTATCCCAAGTTAGCGAAATCTTACGTTTCTGACCGACTCTATTCTTATGCATTATGGTATCCTGCGTTCTTCCGGAATCTGAATCTGATATATCCTGTAGTCCCCAGCTAAAAGAGGTTGGCGTTTTAATAACCACACCATTTACCCATATCATTGCCATATATTGTCCACCTACCTACAATTCTTTTAGGTTTACGACTATTTCAAACAATAGCCGGTAAATTCTATATATGTGAAAAGCACTCACCAAGGGTAAGTGCTCTATTTTCTAAATTTCATATTCTGGATATACTGCTTCCCACACATCTCTATGATATGTATTGACTTCGCCATAATTTGCATCGAAAATCTTCTTTACACCATATCCAAGTTCAATGCTCTTTTCTTTAAGCCTGCGCCATTTAAACTTTTTCCACTCCACGCCATTCATTGCAGCAACACGTTTAATCGAATACCAGTCCTTGCTATAATCAAGTTCTTCCTGTAATCGTTCCTTTTCTTCTTCTGCCGCAATCCTTGCTGCCCTTTCTGACTTTAGTCTGGTTAATAATTCAATTCCAAAATCCGGATTATTTAAAATATTATCAATGACATTGTCTGTTGCATATATTCCATGTTTGCGAATGCTTGGCAAAACTTCGTCAGCAATCCAATCTGTGAACGCTTCCGCATTTGGCTTGTGGCTCTTAAAAACAAGTTTATACACTCCGCTTTCGGTCAAGAAATTTTCGCCGGCATTGTTTAGTTTTCGGATATGCAGATTATGCACATCTGAATTTTCTCGGCTGTCAGTTTTATTGACATCCGAATTTTTAAGTTTGATCACCTGCGCTTCTGTCATTTTGGAAATTGCCATTCTAACAGCGCTATCACTTAATCCCAAACACTCCCCAACATGATACGGGTTAAATAAAACCTGTCCTTCAACTTCTAAAACTTCCACTTCATGCCCTTCAAAAATCATTAAATTATTCATATACAGAAACCTTTCAAATTCATTCAAATATAGTCATCCAGCGTACACTCAACATCATAATATCTTTAGATAAACAAAAAGCCGCCCTATGTTTGATGTTACCTGCTACGGACTTAATCAAACTAGGACGGCATATAACCGTACTTTTCTGGTTTTGCACTTTATTTCCAGACCTCACTAATTCAAGCTACTATTCATTTTTTCATTATAATAATTTGTTTTATTGAAAATGTCAATACAAAAGGCACCCGTTAGGATGCCTCTTGCGTTACTCTCTCGTCACTCTATATTCTTGGTCTCTTCTCTCCGCTCTTCTTCTAAGTATATCTATCGAAATGTTTGCAAAAACAATTTCAAAGATAATTAATACACCCAGCACTAAAAACATCGATGTATAAAGTCTTTCATATGGATAGTTATACTCAACAACCTTGCATACTTCAATACCAATAAAACGGCATTGACATAATAGTGCTATGGAAACTATAGCCCAGAAAAACATTAAAATATTTTCTTTTGTTCTTTTTTTCATATTTGCTCCTCCCATAATGTGATAGAAAAATCATATCACACTATTTATAATTGTACAAATAAAACATACAAAATATTTCATTGCTATGAAAAGATATATCCACAATCATTACATATTACTTTTTTTACTGTCTCATATTTTTCTTTTCTCACAACTTTTTCTTTTTTATTCACCAAGGTAAACGGATGAAATGGATTTAAATTCGCTGTGTATCTTGTCTTTGTTTTTCCCGGAACAACTATCTGTTCTGCATACCAACTACAGTTTGAACTCCTACACCTTGGACAGTATATTTTTGTTTTTTTGCCAGAGAAAGAAACTCTATATATACCATTAAAGTTTCTATCTTCCTCTTCCTTCTTTTCCTGCCGTTTTCTATTTAATTCGGCTAAGTCTGTATCTATACCTCTAAATATGTAATCGTCAGCTATTTTATTTGCTTCTACCAATGTTATACCCGTTTGTGTTCGTGCTATTTTCATAGCCTTAATTCTATCATTGTTCGTACTTTTAAGGATTTCACTAAATAATGTCAGATCTGTTGATTTTTGTTCACTGTCATGTGCTTTGGATAAATTTGTATTTTCACCATAAAGCAAATAATCATTTAGCAATTTTTCTGCTTTTGCTAAACTCATTCCTGTTACTTGACGAATTCCCCTTAATGTTTCTTTTTTATCATTCCCTGTTCGCATATATATATCATCGACATAAATATCCCCAGGAACTTTATTATCACTTCCTTTATGTTCGTCCGATATTTCTCTCATAGTTTCTGACACAATTTTTTCTGTGAAATCATTTTTATTAATATAAGGTGTAATACGCATATCACAATGTTCACAATATCCATCACTTATTCTGGTTTCTTTTCCACAACATGGACAAACCATCTTTTCCACAAGACATACCCCCTTTTTTCTTGATTATATAACAAATGAGGTTAAAGGGAAACCTTAAATTGATTTCCCTTTTTAAAATTCATTCACAATGTGGTATCTTCTATCGTGCTTCTCTTTTCCTTTCTGAACAATCTTATACATCGTTTCGCTATCACATTTCAACTCATTTTCAACGGTTACATCCGCTTTTAAGCTTATAGCTTCCCCATTCATCATGGATACCATCACTTCTGCAACTGCGTCTGTAATAAGTGATTTTATATTATCGGAAATTTCTGTAATAACCGGTTGCGTATTATGTGCATTTGCAATACCGGTATTTATCATTCTCTGCTCGGCTTCTACCGTAAATCTGGCTGCTGAAACAGGTTCCATTTTAACTGGCTCAACCATCATGTTCACTGATTGCTGAACTTGTCCAACAGTTTTTAAAATACCATTTGCAAATCCTGTTCCGGTAAAAACACCAATCTCATCCATAACTTTTGATGGACTATGTATACCAAGCTTATCTTTAACCGTATTCATTACATTATTGGCTAATCCTGTTGCGGCAGTTGCAGCTCCACTAAAGCCTGACCTTATTCCATCAGCAAGACCATCTGTAATATAACTACCAATTGACTGAAACTTTTCTTTTATTCCGTCAAACATACCAATAACCTTATCCTTAAGTGCAGATAATGCATCAGTTAAGTTACCGATAGTATTTTCAAATCCTTCTTTTATGCCAAGAAGAATGTTCTCACCTATGGAGTTCATATTTTTTGCCGGACTATGTATTCCGAATACATTACACAATCCATCCCAAATACTTGTAAAGAATCCTGATACTGCATCGATAATATTGGAAAAAGCATCTTGAAATCCTTCTATTATTCCAAGAAGAATATATTCTCCAATCGGTTTCATCTCTTTGGATGGACTATGTATACCAAATACTTCGCATAGGGCATCCCATAAACTAGTAAAAATACTAGCCACAAAATCTCCGATTCCAGCAAGAACACCAACAATTCCATCCAGAATACCTTCTAAAATCCACCCACCAATATCCATGAAGCCGTCTCTTTTTCCATCAAATGCAGTTTTAAATGCTTCTCCTGCTTCATCAAACCAAGATTCCGCCCAATCAAATTTAAATAGCTTATCTGTAATTGAATCTAATGCCCCTGTAATTGCATCAGAAATGGTTGAAAACCAATCCAAACCAAGAAAATATTCTTTTACATCTTTTACCCATTCCATGAATTTTTCTGGAATCATTACCGTGAAAAAGTAATCTAACGAATCAAAAAAGCCATTATCACCAAACCATGAAAAATCATCATATGCTTCATCTCCGAAAATAGCTCTTCCAATTAGTTCTCCTATATTCCATCCCGCAATAGCTGCTGCAATTGCAGAAAAAATTCCTGTTGCTACTGCTAGTCCAATTTCTGTCCAAGTTCCTGCACCAGCAATTGTTGCAAAATCCATTGTAAAAAGTCCTGCCCAACCACCATAACTTTCTAATGTAGTTGCTAATGCTATTTTTAATGTATCCCATATACCTTTTCCAGCTTCAACTCCTAACACACTTGCAAGACCTTTGTTTATCCATCCTAAGAAAGCTTTCCCTATGCTTTTAAATGTGTTTTTTCCGACTTTAGTCAACCCAAACAGCACTAAAAAAGTATCAAAATCAAGATTACCAAAAAAATCTCCTGCTTTTTCCGCAATCGTACTCCAAGAAAGTGTACTTAATGCAGAAACTATCGCTTCTTCGATTCCATCTACCCAAGTATTTAATGTTTCCGCAAGTGCTTCAAAATCAAAATCTTCAAAGATTTTATTTATTCCTGTTGCTATTGATGTTCCAAGATTGGAAAAACTGAATTCCTCTCCAAAAGAAAGTGCTGTATACATTGCAGTATTTAATGCCCCTGCAATAGTTGAGCCAACTGCTCCAAATAATTCCGGTGTAATTAATCCATTAAGGAACTCTGCAAATCCTTTTCCAAAATCCTTGGCAACGCTATAAACGGATTCCCATTTTATACTATTAAGACCTTTTGTTATACCGTCACTAATATATTTTCCAATGCCCTCATAGTCACCACGCTTGAACGCTGCACATATTTTATCTGCAATCTTCTGAGCTTTGTTTTCCATCCGGTCAAAGGCATCATCCCATGCTTTCTGGTACTCTTCAAGCGCCTTGGATATTTCTGCATCTAATAATGGATTTCCACCACCAACGCCGGCGCCGGAACCACTATTTGAGCCGGATGTAGGGTCATTAAGCTGATTTAATTCATCGAAGCCAAGTACAGTGTTCTTAAGCTTTTTAGCCGCATCATTCGCACCATTTAAGGCATCTTCTGCATCATCAGCTCCACCGACTAAATCCTCAATGCCATTGCTGGCACCACCGATGGATGAGTTAATGCCACTCAGATTGATTCCAAGCAGACCACCAACCCATGCAAAAAGTCGCTGCATTGCCATTACAAGACCATTGATATATGGAAGAACCTTTTTAATAATAGGCAAAAACAGATTTCCGATTGTTCTTGCCAGATTAGAAAAGTTTTGTTTTAACATTCTCAACTGGTTAGCCGGTGATTCCATTGTGTTTGCCAAGTCACCATATGCAACTTTCGACTGGTCTAATATAGCCAGTAATCGTAACTGTGCCTTGGTTGCCTGATTCATTTCACTAATCGCACCGGTCAAACCATATTTATAAGCATATTCCTGCAGAGTAGCATTTGTAATATCAATACCAAACGCACGAACCGCTCTGGACTGTCCTGCTAAAGCAGATGCGAATTTCTCAAATGCCTGTTCAAATGTGGTATTTCTCAAGGATGCCCAGTCAGTGCCAAGCATTGTAAGTGCGGTCGAGAAATTAAGTGCACTTTCTTCTGCCACACCAATAGATTCGGATACCTGTGCAAACATTGCCTGATAGTTCATTACAGTATCCGGATTCATTCCAAGATTCTTCTGCCCGGTATATGTAGCATTACCATCTGTATCAATATCAAATCCTGTCATCTTAGCTGTAAGCTGCTTTGCCCTTGAAGAGAATGACGATGCATAAGCTTCTGCAGAGTCATATCCTGCCTTCTGCCAATTTGCTGCAGCATCATCACCAAGCTTACGCATGGCTACTTCAAAGTAGTTTACAGTCTCAAGGAAATCCATTGAAGAATTCACTGTATTCCAAAGGCCTTTAAATCCTCGAATAACCATAAAGAAATTAGCGTAAAATGCACCGGCAATCTGTGAAAAGCTCTTTAAACTTTTACCAGCCTTTCCATCAGAGGAAAACAATCCGGATAATATAGAGGTTGATTTACTACCTTTATTACCCATCGTGCTTAATGTAGAACCCACCTTAGAACCCTGTGAAGCTAATTTAGCCAAAGCATTGGTCATTTCAATAATATTGTTACTTACAGCCGGTGCCTTTGACAGGGTTTCCATTAATTCTGCGAGATTCTTCGCCAATAATGGAAGGTTCGTAATTGCTCTGCCGGCAGCCACACCGCCAAGCCTTGAAATAGCGGATGCCATTTCATTCATTCCAGACATATTGAATTTTAATTCACCAATCTGGTTCATCTGCCGAACAAAACTCTGCAACTGAGCGGATAATGTAGGCAGATTCTTGGTAGCCTGTGTAGATGCCTTGCCACCCAACTTAGATAGTGTTGGTATAAGCTGTGCCAGTCCTGTCACATCAAATGTCATGGCTCCGATATTGTTCATTCCTGCAACAAAGCTTGCCAAATCATCTTTAATCTTGATAAGATTTCCGGTGCCGGTAGTGGCATTCTTTCCACCTAGTTTTGATAACGCTGCAGCAATGCTTGTAACTCCTGCAACATTAATATTCTGCGCTTCTGCCAAGCCATTAGACAGATTCTGTAATGCAGAGGTAACTCCATACATAGAATTCGTATCTACCTCTGAGAATTTACTTAATGCTCTTGCCAGGGATGTAATCTCTGCTGATTTTCCACCTTTAAAGCCGGTTGCCGAATCAGATAATGTTCTAATTCCAGATGCAATATTAGTAAGTTTCTGAGAATCAAAGGAAAGACCATCTTTCAACTTTTCCATACTGGATGCCATCTTTTCAATAGCTGCAGTATGTCCGGAAATCTTAGAAATTCCACTTGCAAATGAATTAAGTCCTTTGCCACTTGCGCCGCCAAGTACAGAAGATACCCTTTCCAATTTGCTAATGAGCGCATCTAACTGCTGATTTGCTCCTTTTGCCTGTGCTTCAACTTCTATCTCTAAACGGTCAATATCTGCTGCTCCCATCTGCTCACCAACTTCCTATAACTATTAAAGGTTTGTGACTATCTCCCATTCGATAGCCAGATAAAAAGAACGGACGCTGTGACACGTCCGCTCCCTAATTTTCTTTTTCTTCAAATTTCTTATTCCAAGCAAGTGCCCACAATTTGAACTGTTCTGCTTCGCTTAATGGTTCTGCTTCTTCCTGTTCTTCTTTATCCATCAAGCTATATGGCTGTGACGGATATTTTGAACTCTTAGAAAATGCTGCACCTATCGCTCTAAGGCAATAGATTCCATTGTAATATGCAGATAAATCAATAATCTGTGCTTCCTGCTTTTTCTTTTCAGTAAAGGCTTCCTGATATGCATTCATGATTCTTGGATTCAACATAGGAAATGTCCTCATGTCAATTCCATATCTGATTGCAGCAGGAAGCCATACATTATAAATTTCATTCGTGAAAAACTTTTCTGTAGATGCTAATTCAACTACTGTACTTCCGTCTCCGCAGTCGCAGATTTCTTCGTACTCTTCTTGTTCTCGTCCATACCGAGAACCTTTCTGAAAAAATCAGATTCTTTAATTGCATTTACAAATGCCTGGTAAATTTCATTCATGTTGCCGCCACCATAAATGTGCTGTTCTGCTAACCGGTTAGCTTCTTCTCTGTCACATTTAGCACAAAGCATGATAAAAGCACTTGCTGGTGCAAAAATCTGATTTTTTCTGAACATTGCAAGGACATCATATCCTTCGCTTTCCAGCCTTTCCATGTGACCGAATCCTAACTTTGGAACATCATATTTTTTGTTATTAATTGTTACTGTTGTTGCCATTTTCTTCTTCCTCCTTGTTTTCCGGATCTTCCGGTTCCGTTACAACCTCTTCATTTTCTGCTGGCAGCTTGGAGACGGATTTCTCCGTCTCTTCTGTTGTTCATGCAGTCTTATCACCAATTGAAATCTTAGTGGATGGAGAAACATTGATTGTCATCTCACGAACGCCGTTTACTTCACCTTCATTAACATAAACAGCATGTTCTCCTTCCCAGGTTGCCACACCGTCTTTTCCATCTTTTCCCATTGAGAGACGATAATGCAGCGGAATTCCAGACTTTGCTAATACTGTTTTGTATGTTTCTAACAGATAATTAGCTTTGAATTCCATGGAATCCATAGACTGCACACCATTGATGAATGTCTGAGATTCATCTTCAAGGTCAGTTGTTTCAAGCTGGTTTGGTGCTCCGCCTAATTTCGGATAGTTTTTAATCGGGCATAACTTTTCCCATGCTTTTCCATCCTCACTGATTTCAAGAATGGTATTAATTGTACTTACTGCTTTTTCTGCCATTTCTTCTTCCTTTCTACCGCATAACTTTGAGCGGTCAGCGAACACCTCTCGAGTGGGTGTCCGGTGCATAAAAATAAGAGCCATTGCTGACTCTTGGTTTCATTTTATATAAACCCTTCGAAATCGAGGGGTTTATTCAGTTTTTTACTTCCTCTATTTCATCCCCATTTGCATAGATGCGCTGAAATCTTGCAACCCAGCGGCTTACATTTGGGTCTGCTGCATTTGCTACCGGTAATGGACCATATTTACACTGCCAACCGTATTTAAGCATAATCTCTTTTACTTTATTGCAAATCGTATAACAGGTATTATCAGCAATACTTCCAGTATCATATACCGATACGGTAATCATTGGTGTCTGTGCTCCTTCGTTACCTTCCAAATCGTAATTTCCACCGGATATATCACTTAATGCCACATCACAATATGGAAAATCGGTTTTCTTCGGTGTAATATACCGCCCGACTTTGCATTCTGGATATGCTTTTTTCATCTTCTTTTCCAAATGTGTATAAAATGTATTCCATTCAAATGCCATTATCTGAACACCTCTCTTGCTGTTTCTATGACCTTATTCCTTAATTCTTTTGCGGCATTATACATTGGCATTTTGGGAGAAACACCGGTTGCATAATGCCATTGACCTTCCAGGTCCATGTACCACCAACCCGGCTTATTCCCATGTGTGCCATATGTTCCAGTTCCTACGCCCGGAATGTTTGCCGGATTCTGCGCCGGAAGTCCTGCTCCAAACTCTAACATCAACGCCGGTGAGATTTCTTTGTTCTGCACGCCGTCTTGGTTCTGCCATTTGCTTACAATCTTCTGCGAATCTTCCATGAAAAAGATTGCCTTGCATCCGGCTTTCTCCGGTGTGATTTCAGCGGATAAATGAATATATTTTCCGAAACCGCTGCTACCGATATGAGCTCGTGCAATAGATATGCCCTCTACGGTCAATCTGCGGCACAATTCCTCGCATTTCCCATCAAGGCTGTTCTGATATTCCTTAATCTCTTTGATAGCGTTCTGAATCTCTTGCACAGACAGTCCGAACGATATTTTTTTTGACATATCATCCATTTCCTTTCGGCAGTTTTTTCAGCAGATATTTCATACTGTTCAATGACGGTTTTATTGCTAATACCGAATAATCAGCACTGTCACCATCTACTGAACCATCTTCATGGTACTGTGGCTCACTGGTGTGCCAAATTCGGCTTGTTTCTGTGATAGGTAAAGATTTGTCCGATAATACCAAAACTGCCTGATATGAGCCGATATCAAAGCCATATTCCTTAGCTTCTGCTTCACCGCCAGACATTGCAATGTTGGCATAAAAAATGACAGGCTTGTTATAGCCTGCCATAATACCTATCTGAATCGGAACCAGTTCTCCATCATCTTCGATGTATTTGATTTTTCCATCCTCGTCCGTTTCATAGACGGGAACTTCATCACTGTACGTTGCGTAGTACAGTTTTTGCTTATTTTTCTTCAAAGAGCGCATATTGCACCGCCTTTACTCTACTGCAATCCAATCCTCTGCAAGACAATCATTGATGCTTGGAACCCACATAGAATGTGAACCATTTACACAACGAATCTGTAAGTATGGATTGCATACAAACAAGTCGCCCTCATCAAGTCCCCATGCTTCTGCCGTCTGTTTATTGCATGGGATTCCCTGCGGATAACCTTTCTGATATACAACGAACATTCCTTTGCCATTCCAACCTTTACGAGCAACTTTCTGTCCTGCTTTCAGCCTGCGGATTGCTTCGCCGAATGTGAATGTCTGAATATCCAAATCCTTCACATCAGCTTTGCCTACAATCTCCCAATCATCACGAAGAATAAAATTGAGAGTATAATCAACATTCTCTGTCTCGCGAATATCAAGGATTTTGCCGTCCTTGCAGTGCATTTTGATTGAATTATCCTCCCATCTCCAATATCCCGCCCATTCCGGGCATTTAATCATAGCACCCTGTTTGAGTGCTTCATATGCTTTCTGAAAATTCATTGCCTTTCCCTCCAAAATAAAAATATGGCACACCGCCCACCACCGCTCAACGTGCGCCGCCTGCGGCTTTCGCCACGCTCAATCTTCTTTACCGCTTACCCGCGGCTGGGAGATATTCGGATCACCAACCTTTCTTTTTAAATACAGTTCGCAAATCCTATCACTCCCTTGTAAGCCATAAGACAATCGCTAAAAGTTCTTGAAATTCCATTTTCAGAATGGCTCAATTGATTTTCTGCCCCGCCCTTTGAATCTATTTCAATCGCAGCCATAGCGATTTTGGCTTTATTCTTTTCCAAGTCCGCAAGAATCTTATCTTCATCCCACGAACCCGGATAGTTTCTAAGCGTTTCAAACGATTCAATGGCAAGGCTTACTGTCAAACCGGAAACGCTGATTTCTGCATCGTATTCAGTTATCATCGACTTAATATCTTCTTTGAATTTCTCCATTGGAGTGAGCGTTACCGCATCATCCTTTGGTGTTTCTTCAATATCAGCCATCCTGCCACCTCATTTCATTTACAAACCAAGTTTTTCAATGATCTGTTCTTTTAGCATCTTCCCGGTAGATTCCTCTGTTACTTCCAACCCTAAAGTTTTCGCTACTTCCTTAAGATCAGACGTACTCATTCTGGTAATCTCCGATCTCTGATACTGTTTTTGTCCTGTTTTAGGCTCGCCCATATCGGCATCACTCGGATTCGTCTCGATTGTCTGCGCCGGTTTTGGAATCTGAACGGAAGAAGGGGCGGTTTTCTCAACCACCCTCTTGTATCCGCATGATTCCCAAACCCTTGCCATATTTTCATTGACAATCATCTGAATGCCATCTTTTTCATAGCAAATCATTTGCGACCACTCCTTTTACTCGTTGAGCGTTACCGCCTGTGTTGCGGTCTTGGTTACGCCGTTCTCTGTATAAGAAACAGTAACGTTACCAGCCTTGGTGATTGTATCTGGTGCATATGTAACAAACTTAGTTACATCCTGTGTTGTTACAGAATCGCCATATGTAGCGGTCACAACCATTCCGGCAGGGTCAAACTTTTCACCGGATGTGTACTGCGTCTTTGTCGGTGCCTTTGTGATTGCAATAGAGCTTAAAGCTGCTGTTGCATGAACGCCGATTGCATCGAGCTTTTCGTTTAAGCAGAAAGCATCATAACGGACACGTCCTTCTACTAACCAACCGGAAATACCAGGTGCATCTTCGTGAATCTTGTACTCTGCAAGTTTGATAGGTGCAACACAAACAATTGCATTTGTGATAACAAAATCAACATTTGCTGGGAAATAAGATGCCGGGGCTTTAATGATAGGTACTCCATCAACCTCACCGACAACGCCATTGATAGCAATCTGTGTTGCCATATCGCCTTTCTTTGTGAACGCATCATCTAACTTAATGTTCTTGTAGAAAGATGATCTGCATAAGCAAATACGTCCGCCTGTAGGTACTTTTGCATCATCTAACTTCTCCTGTACAGATAAGAAGTTCTCATACGCATTAGTCTTTGTGGTAGCTCCGGTTACGATATTTGCTGCCTTTGCAGATGCACAAATCTTATGGATACGGTAAATATCAACCTCTGGGATAACAACCTCATTGATCTGACGTGCAAGTGCTTTTCCTGCTTCCATAGTCATCTGCGTATCATCATAGGACTTACGATCAATAGTGAAGGTAAATGATCTATCCTGCTTAAGGGTCATTTCCTGTGTGTTATTTCCAAGCTCATCCGGATTACCGTAACGATTAGAACCGGATGCCTTATAATCATTCATTCCAACAGTAGGAACCGAATATACTTTTACGGTCTCCACGCCGATGAAATCATAATTATTGTTTACTACTGCACCAGTCAGAGAGCCAAGTGCAAATCTCTCATCAACCTGTGGGCTATACTTTTCTGCATAATTTACTGCCATATTTTTACCTCTACTTTCTTAAAATAATTTTATGAATTGAATCCCTGTAAGAATGGGTCTTCTTTTCCATTACTTACCCCGGTTTTAACCTCCGGGCGGTTTTTGTACCACTCATTTTCCTTTGCTTTCAGAATGGCTTCCTGTGCCTGTGACTGAACAAAGAAAAGTGTATCTGTGTCGCCATCAAACTGTGCTTCTGCAGCTTTTTGGGCTAATTCCTGTGAGTAACCAAGAGTTAAGAAATTCTTTTCGAATTTGGAAACTGCACTCTCTCTGCGAAGCCGATTAAGTTCTGCATCCTTTTCTGCTTCCTTATCAGCTTTTTCCTGTGCCAGCTTTTCAGCATCACTCAACGTTGCGTTATACTTCTTTTTCCAACTGGAAGCGTCTTCCGCCGCATCTTCCTGCGCCTTCTTGAGTTTTGCGTTTTCAACACGCATCTGCTGCAACTGCTCTTCAAGACTTGGCTGCGGATCTCCATTTTTCGGTTCATCTTTCGGCTCGTCCTTTGGCGGCTCTGCTGCTGGCGTTTTTGGCTCATCCTTTGGTGGCTCTGCTACCGGTTCTGCAAAAAACTGCAAATTCGTTTTTAAAAGTTCTTTCTTCTTCATCTTGCTACCTCAACTTTCTTTATTGTTTGCGATTAATTACCCTCGTTTCCCTACGAGCAAATTGCGTTTTTACGTTTTCCCTAACGATTGCGAAATTTATAATGCGCTTTCCCTAGCGCATATAACAACGCCCACATTTCTGTGAGCGTTTAATTTCAATATTGTATTTAACTTTAATTTTTCAGAGGACTGTTATCCGTTTGATCTGAAGAATCCTGCATAATCCGTTTTATATCTGGATTTATTTCATCTTTTTGCTTTTCAGTCTCCGGCTTCTGCTGATTCTGATTGAGCGTTGACTGTCCAGCTTTCTTACTTTCAAGCAACATTTTCTGATATTCAAGCATCTTTGGCACAGAATCTTCGACAGCTTCGGCAAGGTTCGGGAAAAAGTCTATTGCTTCCATTGCAATTCTTGGGTGTACCATGTTCTGAACCATTGTCGCAAGTGAATTGACTTTTGTTGCCATATCGAACGTTTTTTGTCGGATAGGTCGAATTTCAATATCACTATTCTTTAATTTCAGAAGTGGACTCTCTGGGTCTGTACTTGGAGATTTTTTAATAGCAATCAACGCAAGGCGATTTCTCTCTTTAAAACCTCTCTTGATGATTGCTGCCTGTTTACAAGCCACAGCTTCGGTTGCGGTCCATCCACTTGACAGGCTTGTTGCTCCGGTCGTTGAACCGCCACTCTGCTCTGTTTGCTTTGGCGTGAATGTTCTTTCCAAAATACCATCATGCTTGGCTTGGATATTGGCAAGAACACCGGTATAGTCGTAATCGAGTACCAGCCCTTTGATATTCGGCTGTTTTCCATTTCCATTGGTTTTTGTCAAAATCCACTGCCCTGCTTGTGGTCCTTTTACTTTGCCATCATCATCCGTATCTAATTCAATGTCATTACCCCACCAGTTTGCCTGTGTGGTCTGTGACACATCATTACACAGATCGGATTCAAGGATATTTAAGGCATTCAGTTCATCAAGCTGGCGTTCAAATACACCGGTCCGGTCCGTGGAACGTTCAAACTCAACAATATTCACTCTGCCGAACGGATTTACCTGTACGCCATTCTTTCCATCTGTTATTTTCTTTCCATCACGGGTTTTTGTTCCACGAACAAATTCAACCATGTCTTGGATTTCATATATCGCATCATCCGTAACACAAGTGAAAATCTTCGAACCGTTCTCATCCTCTGAATACGAAACGCCCATTACAGGCCGCTCATAGGCGTCAGACGAATAAACAACAAACGAATACAATGGATTCAGTGTTACAAGGTCAAATACAGCATCCTCATCATCTGGGTTACGCTTAATATCAATAAGCTGGCAACACACACCGCACACTTCCAAGTAATAAGCAAGCAACTGATCTTTACTTTCCATGTCCTCGGCATCGTACATTTCATTCAAAAGCGTAATTGCAGAATCGTTATCTGTCGGGTTGCTACCCTTTGGATGTTTATCTGACTTCTGTACGAATGCCATGTGATTGCCCCAGAAGTAGCCAAGCCAAAATTCTGTAATCTGATGTGCAAGGTTGGAAATTGACTTAATATCAATGTCTGTCCGAACCTTCTTCTCACGTTTAAGTGGCTGATTGCCTTTTTCAAAATCGATAAGATTACGAATCTGTGTGCGATTCTGCTCATGTTTTGTCATGGTAGTAGTAAGAACCTGGATAACATTGTCCTTTGTGATTTCTTTTACATCCGTATAGATTTTAATTCTTCCACGATATTCAATGTTACGTTCTTTCTCACTCACAGTCTCACCACCTAACTAAAAAGCCACCGCCGGATTTCTCCAACAGTGGCTTACTTTTCATTTTTCGATGATATAATAATATCATGAAAGTATGTCCTTTTTTTCCGCATTTCACATTGCTTTATTTTTGTCAAGAAGGTAAAAGAAATATCTGCGCATCTCATAAAATGCTGATTTTCCAATTGGCATACCCTCACAAGCAATCAAATATGTAACCGGAACCTCATAACATACAGACTTGATGATGTATTGACTCAAATCTTTTCCTGCCTGTTCTGCTGTTTCTTCAATCAATCGGCATTTTTCTTCCATTACAATTCGCTTAATTGCCAAATTTCCGGTAGCATCTGAATTGTTATGTGTAATTGGCATATCTGTTATTTCAAGGCTCTTAACCGTATCTTTATTATATTTCAATTGATTTTTCCATTCCGGATATTGCTCGCAGAATCCGCAAAGCTCTTTGTATCGCTTGCCTGAGATTCCATATTTTTCAAGATTCAACTGTCTTTTATTCACTCTATCACTCCTCTATCCCATTGGGCTATTGATAACCTGTGCTTTACACACAAAACCATTTGTTATATAAAGTGCGAAGCTTGCTAATCCATCCGGGACATCATCATGGGGATTTTTACCGACTACTGAATAACTCAATAACCATCCCATCATCACGCCATATTCATCTTTAGGCTTGTACATTTCTTTATCCTTGAATAAAACATGTTTCTTTACCCAATCGGCATTGACTATAATCTTTGTTTCCTTGTTTGAACTGGTTGTTTTGTCAGTGATATTACACCTACCGCCACGCTCATCAACTATCTTCGCTACCTCATACGCCACCCTGGTACCGCCGTTATTGCTCTCAAATTCGCACTGCTGCATATTGTTTTCAAGGATAATATCTGCTGATCTCTCATATTGCAGACCGTAATCACTGCTATCGTTGCAAATGCAGTCAATCAGATAGAAGTCGTTTCCGTACTGCTTGAAACATGGCAGGAAATAGAAATCGCTTCCCTTGTCCTTTGTATCGCAAATACCAAGAATTGCATCCGGTTCACCAAGTGGCAATGACTGATACCGTCGCAGATCATCTTCGTGATACAGAAGCCCTTCACGTTCAATAGGCTCATTCTTGTACAAACATTTGTACGAAATATCATCCATCGTTAAGGCTTGGTCATTGAAGAATTTTACGGACATACCATTAAACTCGTAATCAAAGTTGCTTTCTCCGGTTTCTGGGTCAATATCCGGCACTGCAATAAACCTCGCCCTTGGATTTCCGTCATATAGCCTTTTCAATCGCCCAATAACATCATGTACGGACCACCTTGTGGCAATATGTATCTCTTTTACCTGTTCATTCAGCTTTCGTTGCTTGGCATCTGTTCCATATATTCGCCACAGCTTGTCAAGCTGGTTCTTATTCAATGCTTCTTCAATGCCGCCTATCAGATCATCACAGTATAAATACCTGTTACATCGAACTTTACCGGCATTTTTAGAGCCTACAGATGTACATTGCAGATTGGCAAACGGCTTGTACTTGTTGAAATTGATCTGTTCTCTCTTGGCATCGGTGCTTACCAAGTGAACATCCGGGAAAATCTCATTCCAACAATATTCCTCATCATTCGTGGTAATATCAATCACTCCATCATAAAACATACGGGTAATATCGCCGCTGTGTGAAAAAAACAAGCTATAATCATCCGGATGTCTGCCGATGATCCACGATGCAAAGAACTTTTCGAGTGTGGTTTTTTGCGTACCCGGTGGCATTGAAATACTCAAAATATCCAATTTATCATCTTCCAAGTCCTGCATAGCTTGAATCAAACCATGTTTATTCAATTGTTTGCACTTTGGAAGATAAAACATATCTCGCCGCTCACGTTTGTGCTCCAGATAGATTAAATATGAATCAAACCAATATGGTGCTTCCACTTTCATGGTTTTCCAATACAGTTCATCCATCTGTAAAATTTCAATACTGTTCCGAATTGCCCACCTACAACATTCCTTGATGTACGAAGTGACTTTCAACGCCCATTCCGTGTCGTTTTCCTTTTCAAACGCCACTTTCGCCACATCCAAAAGGTCAAATAGCGACCGGTATTCAATTCCATGCTGTTTTATGTAATTTTTAATATCATCTGCGGTTGTCCGCGTTTGTTCTGAAACCAAAAAAGAGCCTCCTTTCCTCAAATTTTGGAAATTTGGCTCTCTGCGTAGGCACTCTACGGCTGGTGCTCTGAAATATTTAGTTTACTTCCAATCAAAATATACCTTTTCCTTGCATACAGGACATTTGATATTGTAATTGCCAAGACAGTCATGAATTACTGCCATTGAATCCGTTATATTGCATTCACTTTTTTCGAACTCAAATACCGAACCGCATTTATCACAAATCAATCTTTTAGTCGGTGTAATTGGCTCATGCCGCTCTATAATCTTCATATGCTCATTTCACCCCAATTCTATTTATTTTCCCGCATTTTGGGCATTTAATTTCAGCTTGTCCGTTGAATTTGCCTAAAAGGCGGTTGCAAAAAATGCAACGTTCGTCTTTTAATCTTTCAACCGGTTCCTGCATATATCTTACGGACGGGTCGCGTCTGATTTCTTCAATTACTTTGCTCATGCTCATTTTTCAATACTCCTATCAAATCATGCATTTGAATCAGTAGTTTTCAAATATTCAACGAACAGCGGCCAAGCCTGCTCGCATGTTAAATCGCCAACAGGATTTTGAACATAGTATTCTTGAAAATACTCCCAGGCCTTTTCTTTTTCATCTTCGGAATATGAATCCCATTTAGAAACTCCAGATTTCTTTTTGAAAAATTCACATTCATGTTCACTGTCTGCATATCCAGCACCAGGAATCCATTTTTTCGGATGGTTGCACATTTCAGCCATCCCTACAACTTCGTTTCTATCAAATCCAAGGTAAGCACAATCATAACACGTCATTCTTCCACCAACTTTCTGCCGCACATCGGGCAAAATGCAATATTAAAATATCCCATTGCCACTACAGACTGACTAATTAAAATACTTGGTACTTTATCCTCGCGGTCTTTAAAAACATTTGCTCTTGTTAAATTTGTCTCATTGGCGCACTTTTTGATAGGAATATCAGCACCGAATATTCTGTTATTTTCGTAATCTTTGCAAAAATCACACATGCTCATACCTCAATCAAAGTAAACTTACGAAGCGTTTTTGAATTTCCACGATGTAAAATACCATCTATATCACGATAGGGCTCTTCCAACAATTGATGATGTTCTACATTTCCGAGGTAAACTTTGCATGTTCTTCCCCCAATTGTAAGTTCTCCGAACATTTCACCTATTTCAGCATTGAAACCACTTACGTCATATGGAGTTTTACAATAAGGGCACGCTTTCTTATCTCTTTCGATTGGCGCACCACAATTTACACAATTCAAAATCATGTTTATACCTCATATTTTGCATAAAAAAATACCAACCATCGAATATTGACGGTTGGTTATAAACTATTTGCCTGAAAGTTTCGCATATATGAAACTAGCAGAAACAGATATTACAGTAGCAACAAGCACTGCCCACATTAAGTTCTTTTTCAATGATTTTCTTTTCTCATTTTTTCCTATTTCATCTCCAATATCAAATACAATTATTGGAAATAAGTACTTTTTTATTTTATATAAAACAGCTAAAATTCCCATGTAGATCGCAATCAATTCTACATATGCTATAAAATACTGTGGTGACAAGTCTATGCTAATAACACTATTGTTGTGCATTATTAAAAATATCATCAAAATGATAAGAGATATTATAAAGAGTATATCTTTATAGCCAGTACTTGCCAGTAATGAGAAAACTAGATCTTCATTTTTTCTTCTTATTGCATAATTAATTTTCTCATAAATTCATCTGTCTTAGCATCGTCTATTGTCGATATAATTCCACAAATAGACGTCTTTTCTTTCTCTTCAAATAGCAAATGAACACTCTCTTGTTTTGCACTATATGCTGATATTTCCAGTTTTTCAATTCGTTTTTCTAAAGCATTTTCATATTCACATAATTCTTTTATGGTTTCAAACTCTTTTCTGTTTTTATTTTTCAAAGTAGCCACACATTGAATATCTGTGAAAAAATTTTTCAAAATACTTTCCATGTTCAGCAATAAATCCTCGGAAATTGAAATAGCTAATGTGTTTTTTATTTCTTTTGTATACATAATATTCCTCCCCAATCATTTGTGATAAGGGAATTATACCACTTCAACCGCCAACATTCAATTTTCAAGGTACAAAATAGTTGCACGGAGAATCGAACTCCGTCAGACCAAACCATGCCAATGCATTTCAAAGCTGCAACCTCTACTTTGCAAAGGGTTTTCTGTTTCCAATAATGCAACTACTATCCATACGTCTCCCATCGACCGGAACTATTGCAGTAGTGCCCGACTAAGTGGAGATAAGGATAAACGCAGTGTGCAGGACTCGAACCTACAAGGCGAATAAACGCCCGGCGGCTTAGCAAGCCGTTCCAATACCATTATGGGAACACTGCAAAATTTTCTTGTATCGTCAAGAACATTGGGAAAGAAACGGCGGATGCCTTATTTGCTGGAGTTATGTCCGCAGGTGGATTTGAACCACCATTCTGCAACCTTGCTTACTCCGATTATTCAAAATGGAAAGGGCCGGAATCGAACCGACCTCACGATTATTGGTGTACCTCACCGTAATTGTTGCCTTGCGATATACCTTTCCATACTCGTCAACGAACTTTCATCGTCCTGTTTCCACACTTTTTAAGTCGACAATGCTTCTATCACAAGAAAAACATCATTTATTACACTAAAACTCGTCAGTCTTATCACATAAACAATATTTTACAACGCATGGGGAAGAGAGGAATTGAACCTCCAATGTTTACCACTTGGGAACGGATTTACAGCCCGCCGCAACACCGCCAATCGTTGCCGCTTCCCCAAAACCGCCACAAGACGGTTAGCAATAATGTTTTTCGTGCCATGCATCGCACTATCCGGTTTGAAGCCTTTCACCGGCAACTCTTTTCATAGCTCAGGCACCGTGGGATAGGCACCCGAACTATCAAGTCTGACTGCTATATGGATTGCTCGTCAGCAAATTATGGAATGACCATCACTCATCACCATATAGGCTTACGTCTAATACCGCTTTCTGCGGCAATAACCACCGGGCGGTCTCGCACCGTCCTTAACAGAATCGTCCTAGTGGCTGAAAGGTATCTCTATGCCAAACAATGGTATATAACCACGCCGCCAGATAGAAAACAATCAAAAACTATCCGGCAATCAAAGTAAAAGGATTCGAACCTTTGAGTTTCTTTGCTACTGCTTATAACTCCAGTTCCATTTTCTGTATGCTTGAAAATTAACTGTACTTCGCATTTTATTTCCAAATTAGCAACAAGTTTAATACCAATAGAACAATTATTAAACTAACTCCATGTTTTGCTTCTGTACCTTCTACCTTAGATGAAGCCAACAACGAAATCAGGAACAAATCTAAGAGACTTACTATATCTTTTAAAATTATTCTCACAATCATCTTTATTTCTCCGGCATAAAAAATATTTTTGTACTGGTGCTTTCTTGATTCATCTGTATAAAAACTTCTTCTGCCTGTTTGCTGTCACGATAGATAGCTACCGATTCTCTGACATCATTCATATATGCAAATATGTGACGTCCATTTCTGCAGAATACAGTTCTGTCGAAATCAAAAGAAGAATCTTTGCTCTGTGAAACAATTCTCACCTTTTAATCACTCTCCATTTTTTCATTAGTCTTCAAAACTATGTTCGCTTTTAAATTCTTCCATCTCTTTTACGCTCATACCAATTATTCCTGCAGATTCGTCAGAACCGGTATGCTGAAAGAAATCTCCTTCCTGTGGAAACATGAACCGGAACATTGCATAATTCGCAACATCGCACAGATATTCAAGATTCCCAGTTTCTTCGAATCTGGCAAGGCATTTTTTCAAACTTCCAATCGCATCAACGTTTCCGGTTGCAAAATTCAAATGTGCAGGTCCGTATTTATAATAGCTCTGCTCAATTAATCCTTTACGTTTTTCATCAAATGCCTTGGAATACTCTGTTTTCATGATTACTTCATTCATCTTTGCTCTCCCAGTCATCGCAACTATGTTTATACTCAACAAAATAGCCATCATACTCGCTTTCTATGTTTGAGCATTCATAACCCTCTGTCTTATCATAATTTGCATACTTGCAAGTACCACAGCACTGTTTACAATCTGGCATATTAAAACCTCTCTTTTTGTTTATAAAAAATTTTTGAAAATCGTTACCGAATGTAACTTTTGAATTTTTATCGGATGTGAAAAGATTTTTGATGTCAATCTGTAATTTTTACTTCATACATCATCATTGCATTGTACAATCTATCTGGTATTTTGTCTTTGTAGGCTTCTGCAATAGCCTTGATATGATTTTCCTTTTCTTTTTTGTAGCATTCAAATGCCGCTAATACATCCCTATGCTCCTTCTGATGGTTCTTTCCGTTAATACTACAACATGAAATAAAGCATTTCTTTTTCTTGTTATAATAAACTCCTATCGGTAAATTCCCACGTTTTAGTTTATTTGAAACAAATAATTGATTTATTAATTTCGGAACAAAAATACAATTTTCAGGGCAATAGACCCTGTTTCCATGATGAATTATATCTTTATCAAGGCTCATATCTTCACCAGGTATCTCATAATAATTTCTATCGTGCCATTTTCTAAAAACTGAAAAATCAAGCCACTCTTCGCAAACTACAATTCCCTGTTCTCTATAGTTTTCGTATTTTTTCTCTGATGAATAGCACCTCTTAAGCATATTTCTCCATGTCAAAAAACTCTTATCATCAGTATTGCTATATCTATTTATCTTTTCAGAGCAATATCCAATTCCATATACCATACAAATACCCTCTTTTTGTTATTTCCTAATTTAAGCTACTCAGTTGCACCCCGGTAGTGTTTTTCATATAACCCCTCCCGGGGGTACCAGAAACACAAACAATTCAAAAACATTTCAAACAATTCTTTCTGGATTTCTTTATCTATTCGCAAAACATCAGTTAAGCGAAAAGTTAGCCAGTTCTCGAATCTCCGCAAGCCTTGATTTTACTGGATTTCTAAATTGTATAAAATTGTGTGTCTGATTTACAATTAAAAATCTGCTTTCGGTAGTTCTAATTGTGTGTCATTTACAGACAATTCAGCCGGCTTGTATCTCTGCTGGATCTGCTCTATTGATTGTTGCTTTTCAGTCATCCCACCTCTTGGCTGTCCCATATTCCAGCCGTAATGTCTATTTAATGCTCCAAGTAAGCCGACTGGGTTTCTTTTGCCGGAAATGAGCATATTTGAAAGCGACTCTTCTCTTTCGGTGGAAAGCTTTTTGTATATCTCAGAAGCCGATGAACCGAGTCTTGTAGTTTCATTGCCCCATTGATATATAGTATCTTGTACTATTCCAGTTAATTTACAGAATCCTAATATACTTACTTCTTTGTCATATTCATAACATAATTCTATATATATATCACATATAGTATTTATAATATTAATGTCATATGTATTACTTACTCTGTTTTCACTCTTTAATATTTCCGGGTGAAGTTTAAATAAGTTTTTATTAATATATAACAAAGCTGCGTTCCATCTGCTCTGTGGCTCTTTGTGCATGTCCTCGACATTGTGATCTGCGATATACTGGTCAAGATATAAATATATACCGTTCTCATATACTTCTGTTCCGTTTTCTGTAATAACTGTATTTACATCAGGCATAATATATATCTCTCCTCTCTCCAATACAGGGATACTTAAAATAAAAAATGCAACTGGTACAATTCAATTTTTCAAACTGTACCGGCTGCATGACTTCCGTTTTCTTCGGGTCCTCGACGGATCATCTCCGCCCGTTGCCCGAATGCCTATTTAATTTAGTAAAACAATATCATTATATCATTTTATTGTCAATACACTATTTTTAATTTCATCTTAAGACCTATATATATATTATATATAATTAATAATATATTACCTTGTTTATTAATAATATTATAATATACTTAACTGGATATAATATACTCTTTCTCTATATCTAGTGTCTATATCTACGTTGCAAAAATGTTGCACTTTGTTGCAATGGTGTTGCAATGGTGTTGCAATGCATCAAAACTAATATTATTCTATCATTTTCTTATCTGCAATCTTCTATTTGCTCCTGGTATTTTTTCTTTATGGAGACATAAAAAAGGGCAGCCAGAAAAGCCGCCCTATATAAAACATTTAATTCTATTAATCCCAGTTAATGGCATCATGTGATGTTAATTTGCTATTATCTGCCTTGGCAACTTCAAGTGCCGCCAGTTCGTCCGCTTCCGGTTTATCTTCCGGGATGAATTTAATAACAACCCTGTAAAGTGTTTCTATATCTTCATCAGGTACTAAATCAATTATATTTTTCAACGCTTCTTTGCTCATTTTTAAACCTCCTTATATTCTCTTATATGCCTGTCCTCATTAATGCGTTTATCTTTTACGCTACTTTGTCGAGTATTTTTCTAATGTAATCAACACCTTTTTGAAAAACAAGGGTTTTAATATTTATCCGTATTTCTCCCGGTCTGGCTTCGTATTTCTGTTCTATAACTCTAAAATATCCGCAGTCAATATATTTCTGATATGGTTCATTATTCTGCTTCAAAATTCCGTTATTTCTAAGGATTTCAAAAAGCTTGTTTCTGCCAATTCCCGGACAGTTTAAAACCTTTGCAACTTGCCCGATATCAATAGCGTCTTTGCTATCAGTTACCGCATCGAAAAATTCTTCTTTCGGCTTCATTCTCTCATTTTCAGCCTGCAAAGCTTTGTTCTTTTCTCGTTCTTCCTTTAATGCTGTAAATGCTTTTATTGCAAGTTCCGGATTCTCTATCAATTCATCAACTGCATACATGCCATGCTTTCGAATGCTTGGGAGTACTTCAGAAGTAACCCATTTTCGGAACTTCTTGGCATTCGGTTTGTCACTCCGAAGAATAACCGCATACACCCCACTCTCGGTTATGAAATTTGTTTCTCCTGCACGACTGCCTAAGTTTAACTTAGTCAGTTCATCCTCATCCAATCTCTGTGCTACCATTGTAGGATTGCTCATTCCCAACGCCTTACAAATATCCATAAGGCAAAACATTGGTTCATCATTTACCACCGCTGTTCTGACTTCTCCAAACTCTGCGTTATCAAACACTTTAATTTCATTCCTGCTCATATAATTACAACCTTTCTTTTCTCAAATTCTGCTCTATCCTCTTGCGTTCATCCTTTGAATTTTTTCTTTATGAGGTTATCTTGAGTAAGTTAAAAGGTTATCTTGAGTAAATAAAAAAACTACCAAAGTGCCTATTTTATGGCTGTTATCTTTGGTAGTTTAATCGTTCTTTTTCGGTATGTATTGCATAATATCTTTAGGTTGACAATTTAAAAGCTTACAAACATTGCATATAACTTCACAAGTCACATTTTCGTTGTTTTTCAGCTTGTAAACTGTATTTCTATGTATTTTGTTGTCGATTAAAAACTGTTGTTTCAATTTCTTTTTCTCTAACAAAATCCACAATTTTGAAAAGTCTATATAGCCATTTTCACCATATGAAATTTTTTCCACATTTACACCTCACTTTCTGCTATTTATGTATAACATTATATTCTACGATTTTGAAATAGTCAAGTTCTATTTATATATAACAATGCGGTTATATTAACTCGTTCTTATAATTCTATTTTTGTGTAACTTTTTGACAAGAATAGTGATAGTTTTAAGTTCTATTTTTGTGTAACTTTAATATTGCATTTGATTCTATTTTCATGTAATATATAACCATCAAGAGGAACACGAAAAAAGAAAGAGAGGATTTAAAGATGGATGAATTTTTAAAAATTGTAGGCATGAATCACATTATCAACAGCGGAACTTTTAAGGAGCTCCAGCCAGAAACAGAGCAGTTCAAAGAAGCTCTTAAAAAATATGTAAGCGAAAGTATCTACAATGAGCTTTTGGAGCTTTTGGATGATGCTATAACTGCAACAAATGAATACGCCTTTGTTGAGGGCATGAAAACAGCTATAGCAATCACAGAAAAGAACTACAAAGCAGTTCTTTAATCTCTCCGGCGGTGTTTCAGATGTACGCAGCAAAGCAACCGCCGGAATTAATAAAAAATATGAAAGCGAGGTTTTCCAATATGAAAGATTATACAAAATTTATGAAATGGGCCGTTGTTTACATGATTGATAGAAAGACTCAAGACAACCGGAAAAGCAAGGTACAGGTTGAAGCGCTGTTTTCATCAGTGCCGCAGGCAGAGGACAATTATATCATTCGAAATCCGGAGCATAAGCGCTACATCATCCACGTTGACGATCTGGAAGAGTTTGAAACAGTTTATAACCAGTTCCAAGACTTACGTGAGAAATACGGAGAACATGCAATATTCCACATCAAAGATTTAAACCTTGGGTGTGATAAAGAAAATAAATGGCGTGAAATATTGAAAATCTATACAAGCATTGATTTTTAGCCGAAACGCTCCGCCCTGGAGCGTCAGCCGCGGGATGGTCGCCCGGCTCTGATGATGGCAGACCAGAAAGGAAAAATATGACAACATTGAAAATTGAAAATAATAAAATCTATAGCACTTCTGCACTTTGTGAAAGAACTGATATTTTTGAAATCGTGGAGAAAATCCCGACTGGCTTTTTCGTTTGGGGAATTGGCGAAAACATGGGAACACATGAATATATTCCAGTTTGCGAGGACTTACACCCGGAAGACAAAGACAATTTTGAAATCAATCTTGCAACCCTTAAAGCCGTAAAAGTTGCGCCGAATGAATGGAAAAAGCTCAACAAAGCGGCATCTTGGGGAGTTGGAAATCTTAAGCAGGCAGAAAAAGCATTGAAGAGTAAGCGACGGGGCTACACTTCCGACAGAAAGCGAGCCGCTGCAGAACTCACAATTGATATTTTTCGCAGAATTTGCAAATAGTCGAAACCGCCGGACGGCGGTCTGTAGGAACTGCCCCACCTGCACCGATGAGACAGGGCGCACAATGAAAGGATGGTTGATTTTATGGCTACAGTTAAATTACAAGGAATTTATGAAAGAAGAAACGCTATCCCGGCGGCAGAATTAAAGCCGGGAATGATTACAATTTGGAATTTTGGCTATACAGAGACAATAAAGAGTGTTGAGCCTACCAAGAGCGGAAAAAGCGTCAAATGCGTTATTGTTTGCGACAAGAGTGGGAAAGAATACACGCGAACAATGCGAAACGATAGACTTATAGCGATCGCATAAGCAAGGGTGGCTTTTCCGGGGTTCGATTCCCCGGCTTGCTTTTATCCGGATAACCGGAAAAATTTAGAATATGGAGGAATAGGAAAATGAGAAAAATCAAGGTTGAATGGTGCGAAAATTTTATCAAAAAGACATTTGCGAAGTATTCAGGATTTGCAACAGGTATAGAAGTTGGTTGCTTTTGGAATATGGCGGAAAAGTCCAAACTTTGGGAGCGTGGAACATATGGCTCCCCAATGTCACAAGCGTTAGAAAAATTAACCACCGTTAAGGCCGTAAAGGGAGATAACGGGGAAATTCTATATTATGCCTTTGAATTAAAATAACCGCCGCAGGATGCACGCCGGATTACTACCGGCGGCGGTTTTGCTCAAATTTGAGTAATTACAGAAAAGACACCAAGATTTAGTGCGGAGCTCTTCTGCTTTCCGTGCGCCTGGTGGCATTTGTGCCGGTTCGATTCCGACAGCATGGATTTTCTGGGGAATGTTCCCAGAATGTACATTGACAATTGAATATCTGGAAATGATGCGTTATTATATGAATAGTATATATCTTATTTGGATTAATTAAGATTTAAAGAATTCAAAAGAACATTAAATATTATCACACATGAATTAATATGACATCGTAAAACGGTTTTTAAGACTTTTATATCCTCAATCAATAAAATTATAGGCTGTATAAGTCAAATCGAAATTTAAGCCATTCAGAGTGTCACACGGTCATATTATAATCATCATTGAATTGATATTGAAAAAGTGGATATTGTTAAAAAGTTGTAAGGATTTGAAAAAATAAATTTTTCAGATTTCTACAAGAAATTTTCAAAACTTGAAATCGAGATTTTCATACCAGAAACGAGCTTACCCCGGGGGGTATCAAAATCAAATGCATATATTTTTAAATCGAAAGGAGAAAAATTATGGATCTTATCAAAATTATCTTTTTCCCATTCATCTTGATTGGAAAATTACTTCTTGGAATACTTAAATTGATTTGTCTTATAGACATCTTTGGCAGGCATTAAGCCTGCCTTTTCTTATTTCAGGGCAAAAAAATAAACCGATTTGTGGTCGATTTATCTTGGGTAAGCACTTTTGCAGGACTCTCCTTTCCTGCGTATTTCAAATAGTAATCATGAGTAATCATAAGATTTTTCTGAAACCTTTGATTTTACTGGGTTTTTTAATGCCGGCAGCGGGACTTGAACCCGCACGTGGTTGCCCACAACAGATTTTGAGTCT